GGCCTCGACAATGACGCCACCAGACAAGGGGCTAAACAACTTTAACTGGTTCGGGTTTGTGGCACCAGAGGACGTCAGTTCCAATCCGGTAGTGGCTGTGGTCAGCAAGAACACGTTAGCTGATGCGTTCATTCCCGTGTCTGTGTTGCTGACGGCAATGGATGTAGAAGCGTTTTGATTTCGGGCCGCGTAGATAAGGGTAGTCGGACTACCTGCGTCTGCACCAAATCCCCACAAACCAGAACTGTTTACACCGCCTCGAAACGCCGAAGTTGACGACGTGTAGAACCGAATGGCCCCTGCCGCGTTGTAGGCAATAAGACTTAGACCACCACTGCCACCAGCACCCAAGGCTGACCCGTCTTGAACCTGGCCACCAGAGGTGGTGTAACCAGACGAGTATGTGTACAGGCCCGTAGAAGATGTGTTGCTTTCTACAAGAAGCACGGACCTTGCCGAGGTTCCGGCGTCTGAGTTGTACAACAACCCGTAGGTAGTGGCGTTCTGGTTCTTCTCGACGTGCAGCGGATAGGACGGCGTGGCCGTTCCAATGCCAAGTCGTTTATTTGTGTTGTCCCATGCCATATCGGCAGCAGCCGTATAGGCCGGACCCGTCGTGGTTCCGTACAAGACACCCGTGTTCACGACAGCCATCGTAGATAGCGTCGTGGTAGCCGATGCGTACAGAAGGTCGCCAACCGTGTACGAAGACAGGCCAGTGCCGCCTCGTCCAACAGCAAGCGTTCCAGACGTGATCTTGGAAGCCGCAAGATTTGGAATGTCCGTGGCCGTCAATGCGCGGAACGACGGAACACCTGCCATTCCGTCCGGGGAAGCCAGAACGGAGTTCGCCGTCTTGCTGCCATATGGGTTCAACGTGTCGCCGTAGGCTGCGCTTAAACTGATAACTGGGGTTGTCGTTCCGGTAGCCACAGATACAGGTGACGTGCCCGTAACAGAAGTCACGGTTCCGGTTGTCTTGGTCGTCCAGGTGATGCCTATCCCGCTGGTCCACGTCAATACGTTGGTTCCGCTTGATGGCGGACCAAGCGTGCTGAACGACAGGCTGCCACCGCCATAGACAATCACGTCTTGCGCGGGAGCCGTCGTCAAACCCGTGCCGCCATTAACAGGGGCAATGGACGTTGCGCTCCAGGTTCCCATTGTCACCGTGCCCAGCGTCGTCAGGTTGGTTGACCCGGCCCACGTCGACAGGGCCGTGTTCTCGACGTTGCTCAGGCCGACGTCGGTTTTTGTCACCGTGTCCCACGCAGGGTCGGCAGATACGGTGCCAGTACCCGTCTGCCGCAGGAACTGCCGGGTCGTGGTGATGTTGCCCGCAAGTCGGGTGGCCGCTCCTGCCGCAGCCCCATAGATGGTATCGCCCAGGTTCGTCATCGGATTGAGAAAGCCGGGCAGGCTGTTGTCGATCTGGATGCTTCCAACACCGTTCGTGATCGTGATGCCCGTGCCTGCCGTCAGGGTGGCAAGGGTGTATCCCGTACCGTTTCCGACCAGCAACTGCCCGTTTGATGGTGCCGTGCTGAGTCCGGTGCCCCCACGAGCGACGGCAAACGTGCCTGACTGTATGTCGGAGGCTTCCAACGCCCTGAAAGTGGGCGTTCCAGCCCCTCCTGTGGGTGCCGCAAACACAGACCGCGCTGTCTGGCTCACCAGCGAGAGTGCGATTGTTCCGGTATCCGTCACAGGGGAACCCGTGACAGAGAAGAGTGTAGGGGCCGTCAGTCCAACAGAACTGACGTAACCCGGCACACTGTTGCCTACCAGGCCACGAATCTGGGTTACTTGGTCCTCAAGACCCCTGACCGCCTCTCGGACACGGATGAAAGCAGACGGATCAGAGTATCCAGACAGCGACTGGACCGGAATGTTCTGGTAGAGACTGGTATAGCCCCTGCGGTCAGCCATTGTCCTCGGTGCCCTCCAACGACACCGAGTAAAGCACGGAACCAGCCGCACCCTCAAACAAGAAGGATACCCGCTTGCCTTCCGGCTTGTTGGCCCCGGTCGAGGGGAACCAGTCGCGAACTTCGGTCCTCGACGCCGCCACCAACGTTTCTACGGTCTGCGCGGCTGCACCGTCACAGATAATCTTCACGACGATGGTGCCCGTGAAGTCGATCTTGTACCGCTGGAAGGTCTTGTAGGCCGAGGGGTTGCTGCCGACGATCTCGCCGGTCTGCCACCGCCAGGCTTGCTTGGTGGCCGAGGTGCCCCAGGATTTGATGGTGCTTTCACCCGTCAGCACCGTAAACAACGCAGGAACCTGGGCACAGTCGCGCATTGTCAAAGGACTGAGCGAGTACAGGGCGCGGTCGTCGTAGGTCACACCGTCAACTCCGGCAGGAACAAACACACGGCCTGCGCCGTCAGAAACCATCTGAACATCGGCTGCTTGCTCAATGTTCCCGACAAACTTGCTGCTGCATTCCCACCTGGCCTTGAAAGCAGCAAAGCCCGCATCGCCGGTGCTGGTGATACTGCTTGTGACGTTGGTTAGCGTTGCAGGATTGAACTCCCAGAAATCGGCAAAATATGCCGTGTCGTTTACCTGCGTCGATTTGCTCATCCCGCCGAAGATAAAGATTTTCTGGCTGTGGCTGTCGTACACCATGGAATGTGCGCCACGGGCATACACACCGTTCTGCGTAGCGGCATCGGCGATGATCGTGATGCCCGCAGCAATAGACCAGTTACCATCCAGATTGAAAATCGACATGGTGGCGGTTCCGTTGCCGCTGCTGTCAAACCCACCAAAGGCCACCAAGTACCCACGCGTGTTCCCTGCCACGGCACCGGGGACGTGGACAAGTCCAGGCTCAGTGCGCGTGTACCCTGGGTTTGCGTAGGCTGCGCTCCAAGTTCCTGTGTAGGCAGGAGTGAATCCGGTGACTGCCATGAACTGGTATCCGTTGTCACCGAACGCGGCAGCGTAGTGGGTGCTTGTGCTGCCTGTTCCGGCAGTAGGCGTAAGACCAGGCAGTCCGGTGAAACCGCGTGTGATGGCTGGCGTCGTGCCTGCCATCGTCCACGAGGTCATTGACGTCAACAACAAGCTGGACGTGATGTACGCAGCAGAACTTCCGGTATACACAACAACATGGTCTGTTGCGCTCATGGAAAACGACACGGCTTTTGACGGCCCAATCGTGACGCTGTTGGTAATCGTCTCGTAGGCATTGTTGGTCGTGTTGAACCGATAGGTCAAAGACGAGCCGGTGCTGTATCCTGAACTGTTCAGGAAAGTTCCACCAGACAGTAGCAGCAGCTTGTTAGGCGAGGCATTAGGAAACACACCAAGGGCCATCTCACGCATGCCATCCGTCACGCCGAGTCCCGTCATTGGGTGGGTGCCAACCTGGTCGGCGATGTAGGGTTCGGTGAAATCGCAGGCGTGTGCCGCCGTTGCAATCTTGGTGTTGGTGCTTACCTGCACGCCGCCTTGGCGGAAGTCCAGCACAACGGTCCCAGACGAATGAAACAGGTAGTACCGTCCGTCAAAGTATCCTGACTGGTTTACCGTCAGACCTTGGACGAACGCCAAGGACAACGTGTCCTGCGTGATGAGCTTGGTCTGGACACCGTCAAAGATGCAGAAGCCTTCTCGGGCCAGGAAGACGATGCCGTAGGGGGTAGACACCGTGGCACGGCCACAGCCCTTGCGAACGTAGTGCGCTGCCGGAAGCTGGGTGAACCGCAGGCTTTCGTGGTCGATGCCTTCCACCTTGGTCCAAGTGGAAGACGTCGCCACGGCGACATAGCCCTGAGTCGAGATGATGGATTCAACTTCTTCGGACAGGTCGTACCTAGCCCACGTTGGCCAATACTCAGGGAAGTCCTTTATTGACCAGCGCAGGCTGTTACCGCTGGCACCGAACAGGATGCCCTTGCCCCGTGCAGCTACGCTGCCGTCAATCGTGTACAGGCTGTTGGCAAGGCAGGTGAGGACAGGCGGCACGCTGTGATCGGCCACATACGGTTCGCTCTCTGTTTGCCCACCGGCGTTCCACGTCAATTGCGGGTTGGTGGATACGGTCGCTGCGTAGGTAATCGTGTTGGTCTGGGCCACGTTGTCGACGCTGGCGATGTAGGTATACACAGTCTCGCTTGAAGACTTTCGGTAAATGTTGAACTTGGTAACGACCTCGGTCGGGTAGTAAATCGTGGGCACCGTAACCGACAGCACTTCGCTTCCGCTCATCGTGACCGAATAGAACACTGACGGGTTGCTTTCCAACGCACCCGCCACGGTCGTCAGCGCAAAGCTGTAGGTGCCTGCTGGATAGTAACCGGATCCTGCTGCGGCTGTGCCTACCGTAAAGCCAACAGGCTGAGACACGCCAAGCGGGTAGGTCAACAGGCTGTTGCCAAGAACCTGGTAGACCGTAGGGGTCTGGCCAGGCTTGGCAACGTACACTCGGTCTGCATCGTTCAGACTGTAGTTCTTGGTCGTCTCGCCAACCCACCCGCCTGCAACGTAGTGGATCCAGTTGGGGCTGGTAGGAATATTTGCCGTTGGTGCCGTCGTGGCTGTCGAATCAGCCTGGCCGACCAGAGAGTCGTCCTGCAAGTCAATGTTCTCGACGACCTGGGCGTGGCCCTGCGGAAGACGAGTAGCCACGACCTTGTTGTTGAGCGTCGTGCTTCCCCAGCTATCGAACTGGATTTCGAAAGGGGAAGGCATCAGAACCTCCGAGCGGGGATTTCGTGCTGCGCTCCGTAGCTGCTGGCCGCAAACGCAATAGCCTCGTTCAGCATCTCTTCGTACCGCGCCCGGTAGTTGTCGGCCAGGGTCTGGTACCGAGCAATCTGCGCGTCGGATGCCGTCATCATGTTTCGAAGCAGAACTTCAGACACCGCGTAACTGACCAGCGCATCGTCCCACTGGGTGGGCAGCAGAGGCTCAATGTCATCGCCGCGCATCTGGTTGTTGGTCACCACGCTGTAGGTAACCATCAGGCTGTAGCCACTCAGATCAATCTGCGGATAAGTCGTCAGCACGTCCGTCAGGCGTGCGCTTTCAAACGTCAGTGTAGGGTCCGTGCCAAGCATGTAAGCAGTAGGCACGCCCGTGTCGGTGCGCCAGGTCGGCACATCCTCAGCCATCACCAGCAGGTCTACCTGCTGCAGCGGATACAGGTCGTAGGTGCCGTCGTTCACCTGCACGTTCAGAACCTGGCCGACGTGGGCACCCGGCGTGTCGGGGATCAGGTAGCTTGACGTGCCGGACACCAGCGGAATAGTACGAAACCGGCGAACGATAGAGGCCCGCTCCGTAATCTCGGTCTGGGCTTCATTTAGCAGCGCATGAATCTCGAGCGGGTTTGCCAAGCTGTGATTGTAGTCACGCATTCTGGCATAGACCTGAGCAGTAAGCTGCCGCCTAGTCGTCATACAAAAGCGACCTCGACGCTGATGCCGGGGTTTTGTGCGTACAGTACGAAGGTGGTCGGCACGCTCGGGGTCAGTGTTTCAAGGGCAATCAACGTGGGGTGCGAACGGCTGATACGCAGACCCGTGTCTGCGGCCACACCCTTGAACGTAAGCTGATAGGTGTTGCTGGCAGGCGGCGTGATGATGCACGCTACCGCCCCAGTAGGAATATCAATCGTCGTGTTGGTGTTGCCTGCCAGCGAGATCGTTTGGACGTTATCCACCGCCGACGTAGACGAGATGACAGGCGGGGCAATCGTGCGGCTGCCGCCCGCCAGGCCCGTGATGGTGCCGGTGATCGCAATCGAACCAAGAGCCATGGCTAGCCTCCGATGATTTGATTGAACACCGCAAGGTACTTGTCAGACAAGGCAGAATCACGGTCGTTTCGGTCGCGAAGCAGAGCCTTGTGTGCGGCATAGTACGGCAACGCCCTAGTAAGGTACTCGGGGATCACGGAGTCTTGGCCACCGTTCATCGTAGGCGGCGTTGTGGGTGCCCACACGCTGTATATGTAGCTGTCGCTCAGCGGGGTCGGCCACAGACGGATGCTGTCGAAGTTATTGTTGCCCAAGCACCACTGTCTGGCTTCCAATTCCGTCTCAGACCGCCACTCATCCTGGAAGGTGTTCAGAATGTCTTCCGTGGTGCGCGTAAGCATCTGCCCGTTGGCATCCTCTACCCGAGCAATCGGGCCGATGGGAATCGGACTCAGCGTATAGGTAGCCGTGCCGCCTACCGTCGTCACCGTGATAGCGGTCTTGTAGTCCCCCCGCGTCTGGTTCAGGACTAGCTGAGCCTCGTTCAGGTAAAGGTCCAGGTCTGCCGTCGTCCACCGCTTGGCGTTGGTGTCGTCCAGCAGCTTCTGCGTCTCGGTACGCAGGTTGGCCAGTGTGGCCATTGATTACTTTTTCCGAGGACGGCCCCGAGGCCGCTTCGGCGCAGAAGCCGGAGCAGCCTCGGGGACAGCCTCTTCTTCGGCTGCCGCCGCCTCGACCACAGGGGCCCGGGCGGGGGCATCCTCAGTCACAAGCCGGAAGCTACAGTAGCGTCCCTTGTCCAGAGGAGCCAGCAGATGATCTGCAACCTCCTGCGGCACGTCGCAGAACGGGTCGAACCAGAACACGACGCGGTCAACCGTCACCCGGCGAAGACCGGACTCAGGCATCGCCTCAAGGAACTGTAGCTTAGGCATCGTTAGGCCACCGGGAAGACGTCGTTCGCGGGAACGAAGCCGATCACGCACTCAGCCTGGGCAACCGCCTCGTCTTCAGTGACAGTCCAGATGACGTCACGGTCAGACGTGGTGGTGCGAACAGCCAAGGCACCGGCCTTGCCGCCCGTCGCGTTGGGAGCAATGGTGCCGGTGGCGGCGATTGCCGACGTGGAACCAGACCAACCAAGAGCGACCGAAGACGAAGGACCGAACGCATCCACGATGTTGACGTGAAAGGACACGATCATCGAGTTTGCGGGGATGGTGCCGACGTACTTGCCGGTAGCATCGTTAGCAGCCGAGTAGGTGCCAGCGATGTAATGAACAACCTGATAATGGAGTTGACGTGCTGGACGAGTCATTGAATGGTTCCTCCCTTAACCGATGGTCGCGTCGTAGTAGGAATCCAGCGCGATAACGCCGTAGTCCTCACGGGTGCCGCCGCCCTGCGTGGTGGCGTAGCTGGTCTTCTGGAAGCCCCAGATGCAGCCGGTCGCCACGCCGAGCTTGTTGTCGTAGTCGAACATCTTCTCGTGCCACGAGAACTTGTTCGCTCCGTTGTCCGAACCCATCGCCATCGCACCGGCCATCGCACCCATGAACAGGCTGCGGACTGCGGTAGTTGTACCGCTGGCCCCGTAGTCGTTGAACTTGATCATGCCCTCGTGCGAGTGGATGACGACGTTCCGGTACACGCCGAGCGATGTCTGGATCAGCGCGGAGTCCTTGAACCCGCCCTGAATCTTGGCCTTCTCAAGGTCGTAGAAACGACCGCTGGTAGCAGTACGAAGCTGATGCTCCAGCACCTTGTCAATCAGGATCACATACATGTTCTGACCACCAATGCGAAGCGGAGTCAGCTTACGACGGGTCGTCGTGGCATCGATCCTGGTTGCACGAAGCAGCAGCTTGTCAATGTCATCCAAGGTGAAGGTGTCGTTGGTACCAAGCGAAGCCTCCGAAGTCGCGTCATTCGAGTACATGATCCGATTGGTCGACGGGGTACGCAGGGAGTTATTGTCCCAGGCCACGTCGGTTGAAGGAGCATCCATCGTTTCGAACGTGTTGATGCCGACTGCACCAGACAGCTTGGCAATCATGATCTCGTCGAAGTGCTCGCCCCACCAGATCGAGTGGGCATCGCGCATCTCGGCACGCAGGTCATACGGGACATTCTGGGCATCAGCCTTACCCTTGGTCTTCAGCGCGATACGCTCCTGGTTGATCTGGAGCGAATCGTCAAAGAATTTCAGGTCGTTCTCGTTACCCTCAAGGGTTGAGTCGCCCTTGACGGTGCTGCCCTGGAGGTTGCCACGAAGGCCGAAGGTGATCTTGTAACCAGCCTGCGACTTCAAGTCCTCAAGAACCCTGATGATGTTGTCACTACCGCTCGAAACAAACCCGTTCTGGAAGAAGAACGAATCCTTCGGTGCGACCTTGGCAAGTTCCTTCCGCCACCTGGCTACTGCCAAGGGGTCGTTTACGCCGAAACTGATTTCGGACACAGCCTACCTCCTTTAGGTATTGAGCCTAGCCCCAGCTATCTTCTGGGTCGTCGGCCTGAGAGTTGTCGATACCCTTTGCATTTGGGGCGTTCCGTAGGGTAACGGGTGCCCTTCCACCAGACTTCGCCTTGCCAGACAGTTCAGCCAAGACCTTCTTGCGCTCGTCCTCGCGGACCTTTGCTTCGCCGGTTTCGGCTTCGCCTTGAAGCATCTTGCCTAGCTTGTACGTCATCTGTGCGGGGTTTGCGGAGGCCAGGATGGCATCGAGATTGATCAGACCGCTCTCGACATACGGACGCAGACTTGCGGCTACGTCGTCGTAATCAGAATACTGCTGCCGGGCAAACTCACGACTGATCTCTACACGGGTCAGTTGCACCTGCTCCATCGCTTGGCTTTGCACAGCCTTGATCTGGTTCTTCAGGGCACTGTAGGCGTCGGGATCCAGCGGGTCGGACGAGTCCTCGCCGAGGGAACCAAACATGTTCTGGAAGTTGTTGACCTGGCTACGCAGGGTGGCCAGTTCTTCTTCCAGAGCTTTCCTGGCACTCTTCTCTGCTTTGGTTTCGGCTCGCGCTTCCTTCAAAGCAACCTTGAGATTGCCGGGGCCTTCCGTCTGCTGCTGTTCCGGTGCGGGTGCTTCTTCGACATTTTCAGTCTCGGAAGGGTCCACCGATTCTTCCCCCTGTACTTCAGCAATCAGTTCGTCGAGGAATCCGAATTCAAGATCCTGATCCATTGTTCCTCCACCACATGCGCCGTGGTCGCGATAACTCCCTGTTCGCCGGGAGGGGCGCAACCTGATAATACACGACGCAAATAAACTGTCAGCGCAAAACTATTGCGGCAATGCTTGCGCAGCTACTTCTGGCGGTACTGCGCCAAGCGCACCCTGTCCGCCCTGATTCTCGGGCAGGTTAGGCGGCTGCAGGATTCCCTGCACACTCTGCTGGAACATTGCGTCCAACGTGCCCACCATCGCCTGCCTGTCGGGAATATCGCTGTTATCAAACGCAGTCTTGAGCAGCAACAACACGACCTGCAAAGGCAGGCCCTTGTTGTTGGCCATCTCAAGCACCTGGCTCATAACAGCTTGGCGGAACGTCGGCGTGGCCGCAGCCGCGTCAATCTTCACGTCAAACCGGCCTTGGAAGATGCTGGTTTCCTCGTCAGCACCAAGCTGCACATATTCAGGCGAACGCGGGTCTTCCGTGATGCGGATGAACATACCCGGCTCGTAGAACTGCTGCGCCAGGCTCACGATGTACTCGCCAGCACGCTCCAACGCAATACGCAGGTTGTCGAACCCGAACGCCGTAATCAAATCGCCCTGCTCAATCTTCATCGCAACGGCAGATGCCGCCTGTGCAGGCCCTGCACCAAGCCGCTCACGCGGCGTTCCTGCCACGTTCCTGATCTCGCTGACCAGAAGCTCGGCCAACTGCAGGTGCTGGGGCACCCGCGTGTCCTTGTCGCGGATCTGAATCTTGCCGCCGCGCACCGCACCCGGCTCAACCTCAATAACACCACGCGGATTCGCCATCTGCTTGGCAAAGTCCTTGATGTTCTTGACCGCACCACGCTCAACAATGGCCTGTTCGCTCACCAGAATGTCCAACGCCTTGGACAGCTGCTTGTTCAGTTCGTCCTGCGGGTCCAACAAATCGGCAACGACGCCACGAGGCTCACCATTGTCCTTCTTACGCCACCAAATCGGGATAAACGGGTACAGACGGTGCTTGTAACTCAGCCGCTCGTGGTAAATCTCGGTGTCGCCGCAGAAAACACACAGGTAAATCACCCGAATCTTCTGCCGAATCACCCGGAACAGCGGCTCACCGGCAGGATCACGCAGCATCAACTGCTCAAGATGCTGCGGATTCGTCGGATCAAACGGAAATCCCTCGCGACTACCCTTCGCCACCAGCATGTCAACCATCTCACGGCGCATGTAGTAGCACTCTGTCAGCGCAATCAGGTCCTTCTTGCTGTCGTAGTAGTCGTTGCTGCCGTCTTGGTCCCATTCCGGCACGTTTCCGTAGTGCCCGTACACGTTCGCAGACGGCAAATCAGGCGTCTTCTGCCACGGCTGCACAGGATCTTCGTCGCCGCTGACCATTGTCTGGAACTGGTCGGCAAACTCTGGAAATAACTCGCTCGCAACCTCGCGTGCCAGCCACTTCTCGCGGAACATGTACCGCGCATCGCTCAAATCCCAGCGTGTTGCACGCCAATCCCAGTACATGATGTACGGGTCTTCGCGGCAAATCTCGATGGCTTCGCGGTCTGGATCCTCTTCCTGGTACTGAATCTCAATAAACCCGGCACCTCCAAGCACCGCATCCTCAAACGCCTGGCTGATGGCCATATCGCTGTTGTTCTGGTCGCGCACATACTTGACCACCTTGGTCAAAGTCTCGGCCTTCTTGCTGTCAGAAGGGCCACGCGCAAACACGCGGGTGTCCATCCGGTTACGACGCTCGATGCCAATAAGCAGGTTGACGGTCGGCGCAATGAAGTTGTGCGTCAAAGCCGCACGACGCTGCAGCACCTCAAGGTCGTACTTGTCCTGCTCGTTCCACTGGTCGCCGTGGTACGCGTCACGGGCCTTCTTCATCCGCTGCTTCCAGGGACGGAAGTAATCCTTCGTTTCGCTGCGCCACTGCTGCAGCCGTTCAAGCGGCAGCTTGCCGACCAGGTTCTTTTCACTCATCGAATGAAGTTGGCCCCGACGCTGTACGTTGCCGAGTCGGCGTCAGCCGCCGTCACCTTGATCGTGCCAAACGGCGCAATAAAGTCACTGGCTGCGACGTTGGACGAAGCCGTGATGCCCGGATACACGCGCAGGGTCGTGGTGCCGGTCGCCGTAATCGCAACGCTCTGAAGCACGACGCGCTCTTGGCCGCTCACCGGATCGACGTTGTTGATCGACAGCACTAGGCTGGGCGTATCCGTGATTGCCGTCACGTCGATGAATACCTCGACGCCCTTGCAAGACAGGTTGCCCTGCCACTCAACCGTCTGGCTGGTCGTGCGTGCAGCGGACGCAAGAACCGTCATTGACAGGTTCTTGTCGAGTGCGAAGTTAAGTGCCACCTAGTTAGTCCTCCAAGACCCATGGCCCTCGCTTTCCACTAGCCAACGAGGTCTTGTGTCCACTATATCCTCTGTCCCTACAGGTCTGCACATCAGAAAGTATCTCGTCTCGTCGTAAGAATGGTCCTCGGCGTCCGTGTCAATGTCGTCCGGGTTCCTCGGGTTGGCCGGAAGACTGGGCACCGTACGCAGCCACTCGGTACAGGTTTCGAGGATATACAGCATCGGAGTCACTACATCGTCTGCTACCTCGTGCTCAGCCAGACGATGGTGCAACTGCATCTTCCCTGCGATGCGGTTGTTATCACCACGCTCCA